AGTCAGGAATTAGTTCATTATGTTTTCAAAAATGGAAATCCATTGGATTTACGAAGAGGTAATGTAGAAATTTACCATTTCTATCATAAACATATGATTGAAAATTATAATGTTATAGAATACATTAGAGGACATTATTTTGGTATAGGTCAAGATGCAAATATTATGAAAAATCCTATTTGGAAAATTAAAGAAAATGATAAAGAATATGTGTTAATGTATTGCGAAAAAGATACTATTTGTAAACTTTGTATAGAAAGTTATCAAAAAATATTAAACTATGAAATTAATATTAATAATGGTAAAAAAACTACTTGGTATAAACATCAAAATGGATACATATTATGCTCTAATAATATATATATCCATCAGGTAATTATGGATTGTTATGGAAATGGCAAAGGTACAAAAAATATAAGCGTTGATCATATTGATAGAAATCCTTTAAATAACATATTAGAAAATCTTAGAATTGCTACTATGAAAGAACAACAATATAACTCAAAAGGTATATTGGAAGGTACTATAAAAAAACGATTTAGTAAAAAAGATTTACCTGAAGGCATTACTGAAGATATGCTTAAAAAATATATTTACTACAATCGCGAATATATTAACAAAGAAAAATCAAAAGAACGGGATTTCTTTAGAGTAGAACATCCAAAATTAGATAAATCATGGTCAACGTCCAAATCAAATAAGGTAACTATCCAAGAGAAACTTGCACAAGCAAACAAAGTCATAGATGATTTGGAAAAAGATATTTACCCAGAGAAAAATGAGCCTATATTACCCAAATATATATCTTTAATCATAATGCGTGAAAAGCCACATTTGGTATTTGAAAAAAGAGTAGATGGAAAAAGATTAAATATAAAGATGGTTTTGCCATCAGTATATGATTTACAAGAACAATTAGAATTTTTAAATGATAAAATTAAAATAAAATATGAAAATGAATCAATCATGTAATTTTATTAAAATAAGCAAAACAACGATATTAAGTATATTTGTATCAAAATAACTTAAACAAAGGGTGTTATATATAGTATAACACCCATGGAAATAATTAAGGCATTCAATTCGAACAATCTACATACTGAAATTATAATAAAGGGTACTCCTGATAATCCGTTGTTCAGAGCGAGTGACATTGGAATAGTATTAGAAATATCGAATATAAGAACATCTATAAATCATTTTAATGAAACTGAAAAGGTAGTACGTTCCACGTACACCCATGGTGGTACACAAGAAGTAACTTTTCTTACAGCAAAAGGGCTGTATAAAGTTTTATTTAAATCGAGAAAACCAATAGCAGAACAATTTCAAAATTGGGTGTGTGATGTAATTGAAGAAATTCGTTTAACAGGTAAATACGATTTAGAAAAACAACTAGAAGAAGCAAAAAACGAAATAGTAAAAATGGAAGAAACAAATAAAAATGAATTAGATAAAAAAGTTAGTAAAGAACGAGAACAATTTCTATTAAGAGAATTTGGAACTATTGGTTCTATAGTTTATATCATAAAAGTAAAATCATATGAAAATGGACAATATGTAGTTAAAATAGGTGAGAGTAGAAAAGGCGTTCAAGCAAGATATAACGAACATAAATCAAACTATGAAGAAGTATTATTATTAGATTGTTTTTCGGTAAAAAGATCTAAGGACCTTGAAAGTTTTATATTTAGTCATGAACATATTAAATTCAATAGAGTTACAGATTTGCAAGGACATGAAAATGAGAGAGAACTTTTTTTAATTGGAAAATCACTTTCTTATAAAACACTATTGCATGTTATAAATAATAACATCAAACAATTTTCCGATTACAATTTGGAAAAACTGCAAGCGGAAAATGAGGTGCTCAAAAATTTGATTACACCAACACCATCTGATCAACAGCCAATGGAAAATACAATAATGCAAGAATTATTGAATGGTCAAAAAGAAATGATGAGAATCATTCAACATTTAGAAAAAAGCAATAAAGAAATATTGGATAAATTAAACTCATTACAAACAAAAACAACTACTAATTTTCAAGAACCATTAGCAACATTGGGACCAAGGTTACAACAAATAAATTCCGAAACTATGACAATAAATAAAGTATACGAATCGATTGCAGAATGTATAAAAGAGTATAATTTCAAAGTAAAAAGACCGAGTATAGTTAAAGCTATCGAGGATAGTAGTGTTTATAATGGTTTTAGATGGGCATTTGTAGATAGAAATACAGATCCAAACATAATTGCAAATATTCTTCCAACAAAACAAACCAAAACACAAAATCTAGGATATATTGCGAAATTAAATAAGGAGAAAACTGAAATTCTTAATGTTTATCTGGATAGAAAAACCGCTGCGACAAGTAATGATTATGCATCTAGTTCATCATTAGATACCCCTGTTAAAAACATGTCATTGACAAACGGACATTATTATATCTTATATGATAAATGTGAGGATGAATTAAAAAATGTATTCGTTCAAAAATATGGAGAGCCATTATTATATAAAGATGGTGTAGGTCAGTATAATGCTGAAAATAATTTACTCGCTGAATTCGTGTGTAAATATGATTGTATCAAACAATTAAAAATAAGTGATAAAACTTTGGCAAAAGCATTAGATAAAAATATATTGTATAATAATTATTATTTCAAAAGCATTGGTAGTAAGATGCAAACTCCTTCGGCTACCGCCATCGCTGCGCATTGAGTTCAATCACTCACCCATTTCATAGTGACAATGCTGTGCACAAAATAATTTATTACCAAAATGATGGTAATAAATTATTCATCCATATTCCTTCGGCTAGCGCCTTCGGAATATAATCGGAAAACTTCGACTCGCTTCGTCTCCGTTTTCCTCCACAAAAATAATAAAAAACTTATTACTTTCCATCACAATCCATTTGTTCAAGACATTTATTGCATCCCAAACAACATGCGCTGCAACATAGACACATATTTGATAATCCGGATAAAACAGCTTCACATGCATTTAGAAATAAAGACCATCCTTTGACGCAACTACGTATACAACAACAAGCCCCTTTTTCTACTTTACCAGCAACAACAACGACTTCAGCAAGCTCGTGAGCTATAGAACTCTCCTCTTCTTCTTTTTTATGTTCCATTATAACGTATAACAATATAATAAAAAATACAAATAATATAACTCTACATGAATGTAAGCAATTAAATACATAAATCTCTTGCCTGAACACCTACAGAGTTTTTCTACAAACACCACTAAACAACGCATCCCCTAAACGCCTAGATGACCCTACACTGACTCCTCTATTTCCACATATCCGTTATCCGCATTCCAACCCATATTTTTGCTATTAAACAATATATTCATATTTCTGACTTCGGGTTTATTCGTTTCTTCCCAAAACAGCTTGTTAATTTGTTCGTCGTCTCTTAATCGAACCGAATAAGTTTGCTGGATATTATTTCTACCAACACGACCCAATGCTTGAATAATTTTTTCTTGCGTCAAGCACAAATCTTTACTCAAGTAGCCGTGACAAAATTGGTAATTGGTGCCATAAATATAATCGCTAGAGGCGATAATCATATATAATTTTTGTTGATCGGCCAGGGTTTTCATGATTTCCGTATAGGCGATACTAGTATGATTGGTAAAAACCCCAATACCCATTAACAATAATATTTTCCAGCTATCATTCACTCCGGGTAACAACATGATTTCCACGATGGTTTCATCATCAATATTGCTAGTAAACGGATTTTTCACTTCCGCTTCATCTAATAAATATGCCCATTTTCGCAAATGCAGTTGTTTATTTGGAATAAATGTCTCATTCAATTCGGCCGTTTTAATCATAGCTCGCAAGGTATCCAAATCTTTATTCATCTGTAATACATCCGCATCTTTATCATTTGTAGCAGCGTCTTTATTTTTACTGCTCGTTTTTTTCATTTTTTGAGCTTCACGTGAGTTATCTGTGCAACTACCCTTTTGAGTTTTCGATTCTACAATGTCTTCCAAATCGTGTTCCAATGCGGTAATGGTATCATTAATTTTATTATTGAATTCTATTTTTTCCATAATATCATCCATGACTTTTGCAGGAATATTGGCTTGCTGGATACAAAATCTCGCAATTTTTTCAACATCTGATGCAAGAAATATAGTTGGTCCATCGGTCAATGTATAGGCATCTTTTGTGGTAACATAAATGGCGCTATCTGCATTAGTGCTAGCGCTAGTGCCACTACCAGCACCGACCCTTTTTACTTCATTCCCCTTTGGATCAATCAAATCATTCGAAGTAATTCGTTTGGATCTACTGGATAACAATGAAGCATAAATAGTAGACCATGTATCTGGGTTAATTTTTGTTAACAATAACAAATAATGCATTTTAATGTTTTGCATAGTGATATCGTCAAATGACCCAAAATGCCGCATTATTTTTGCGCTGTTTGGAACAAAATTATTTGTCTCTACATACATAATAAAATCAACTACTTCTTTCAGATCAAAATATCGCAACAACGTCAAATTATTATTGCAATGTGAGGCTATTGATAATATTTGGGCATAGTCCGCACTTAAATAATGAGGTAGTACAACATGACCACTTTTATTCAGTAATGGGATGGATTTTTTACAATCATTACTAATAATGTCAAATACTTGCGCGTTTTCAAACTTCTCTTTAAAATCCGTACAAGTTTCGGTCAACTCGTGTAATTTTGGCAAAGTGGCAGACGACAAAATGACGTTAGGAATATTATTTTCAGACCAATTTTTTTTAATAATAGCATGCAAATCGTGATTGTCATAATCCATGGTAATAGTCGGTTCGTCCCAATAGGTGACAATATTTTCAACCGGATTAAATGCTTGCATGTAGTACATGGCAGGTAAATAGGATTGAACATCACAAATAATAATTTCTACTTTATCGCCTATGCTATTGTCTACTTTTCCGATACCCCCTGATTTCTTATTTTTTTGATATTCTTTGGCAGCAAAATAGTGCAGACGAATATCTCCCGCGCTAGTGCATCCAAATGCAAACGCAATTTTTTTATTGACAGAAATGGCAGCTCGCGCCAAGGCTAATCCAACATGTCTTGCAGCGCACACAAATATCACTTTATATTGTTCAGATATACCGATAGGAGAAAGAGTTTTTCCGGTTCCAGTGGGAGCAATATACAATACTAATTTGGGCCCTGGATTGCGCATCAATGTAAACACCCTTTTCTGGTGTTCATATAGCAACATATCAGCATGTTTCAATAGCAAAGTATTTTTTTCGATGAATTCTACAGAATTGGCAACCATATCAGACATAATAATATCATCTTCGAATTTTCGTAAGACATTTTGAATGAGGGTGACAACATGCTTGTTTAAGTGGTCGATATTATTTTTTAATAATTTATATAGCGTAAAATATTGTGTTAACCATTTGTCCGAGTTTTTGCTCTTGTTCTGTAAAAGTGTTTCTAGTATATCAATCAATAAATGCTCATATATTTTATCAGCATTCATTTTAGCAACATCATTTTTTTCAATACGAATTAAATCAGCCTTTTTAACAGCAGGACTTGTTTTAGCGGATACTACAAACGCATCTAATATGTTTAAACTCTGACCATATTTTCGTTTTAATTCCTGTAATTTATTGCTGAAATATTTATTATATAGGTGATCCTCCATAGTTTCCGAATATTCAATCTTCAAGAATGAAAATAGGGAATCAAATTTATTGTATTTAATATTTACATTATTATATCCATTCATGATTAATGTTAAAATTTCTATTTCTTCAGATGATACAGGAACCTCGATGGACTCCCATTCAGATTTACTTAGTTTACGTTGATTAAGATCCATGTTTTATAATGTCTAATATTAGTATTATACCTTTATATAACTTCAATTTTATTTATAATTTACAAAGAAAATTGAAATGAAAAAATCTACTTAAAATGGACGCATCATATAATATACATTAATAGCAAACATGCAAGAATTCAGAGAAAATACGCGAATGATGTCTGGAACTACTAGTAGCAGCAGCAGCAGCAGCAGCAGCAGCAGCAGCAGTAGTAGTAGTAGTAGTAGTAATGGATTCAAAATAATATCAATTGAAGGAAATATTGGATCGGGAAAGTCAACATTATTGGCTCATCTTCAAAAAACATTTGAAAATTATTCCAACATTATATTCTTGAAGGAACCTGTGGATGATTGGGAGTCAATTAAAGATAATGAAGGAAAAACTATGATTCAAAAATTTTACGCGGACCAAGAACGCTATTCCTTCTCTTTCCAAATGATGGCCTATATTTCAAGATTGGCGCTATTAAAAACAGCCATTAAAGAAAATCCGAATGCCATTATTATTACCGAGAGGAGTTTATATACAGACAAATATGTATTTGCCAAGATGTTATTTGAATCAGGTAAAATCGAAGATGTAAATTATCAAATATATTCGAGATGGTTTGATGCATTTGCACAGGAGTGTCCAGTGGATAAGGTGATATATGTAAATGCTGACCCCGAAATTTGTCATGAACGCATTGCACGCCGTTCTAGAATGGGAGAAGACGTGATTCCTCTAGAATATTTACAACAATGTCACGAATATCATGAGAATATGATACATAATATTATGCATAACCAAGAAGAAGAATATAAAAGACAACTTATTTTAAATGGTAATATAAATATTTTCAGTCATGACGACCAATTAAAAAAATGGGTGCGGGATATTTATGCATTTATTGGAGTTGGTCGGCCATTTCTAGATAGAGGGGATGGAGTAGCTATCGAATATTAGTAACTCTGTAGCAAATTTCGATATTCCTTCGGCTAGCGCTTTCGGAATATAATCGGAAAACTTCTGGTCTCATCGCGACCAGAAGTTTTATTCCAAGTAATAAATTTTGTAAATATTTTTTTATCCCGCTATATTATGAATTCAATTAAAAATCCAAAATTTCTACCAATAGATATATCTCGCGTATCACTAAATTTCAAACCTAAATTGCAAACAATACCAGAATATCATTTAACCAAACTTGAAAAGGATAACATGAAAGAGGAGGAGGAAGATGACGAGGAGGAGGAAGAAAATAGAAAAAAAAAGGCAGCTCAACAACAGATAGACAAAATGCAAGCTTGGCAAAAAATAAAAGCTTTGCAAAAACAATATGAATTAGAAGAGCAACAACAACAACAACAACAACAAGAACAACAACAACAACAACAACAACAACAACATAAATTAGAAGATGATGAACAATTTGATATTGAAATAGGAGGTGGAATTATACTCACAAAAAAGAAACAGACAAACACGAAAAAACGAAAACAAACAAAGGGTAGAACAAAAAAACGAAAAAGTAAAAGAAGAATGACTAAAAAACGTTCTAGAAGACATAGACCTTAAATAACTAAATCAATCACCACCGGATAATGGTCTGAATTATATTTCCCACAAAACTCATCATAATCTTGATAAATATAACTAATAGTGATGTGGTCCTTTATAAATTTGGTCACCAACATGTGATCAATCATAGAAAATTCATTTGCAGTGGAGTTGCAATCGTTATTTTTATCCCACCAATCTGAAAATCGCAATGGTTGTGCCATCGTATCTGCCACACTATACAATTGATATTTTCCAGAATAATCACCAAAATTACCTTTCAAAATATCTAGCACTTGAGAGATAGGTTTGTTATTATTTGCATCCAATATTTTCCCGTCAAAATCATTGAAATCGCCCATAATAATAATTTCAAAATCGCGCGTATAATAATCGACAATGACGTTTTGTAAAAGTTGTACTTGTGCCTCTCTTTCAGCACACCTTTCAGGGTCTGTCGGATACGCAAGTAAATGGGCTCCAATGAATGCAACATCCACATTATTTAATCGAAATTCTGTAATATAATGTTTGCTCACGCCAGATGTCCCAGGCGCACCAGTATATCCACATTTTGATCCAGGAATGGGATAACTATATCGATCTTCTGTTCTATATAAATCAACTAGAGGATCTATGCGGGTAAT